ACGTGATGATGGCGTTATCTCCACCGTCAGCGAGTATGTTTACTTTGATCTTACTTGTCATTTATGCTCCTATTAGTTTATGTCCTGTAAAATATCCATTAGTAGCATTTTGTGCATCGCCAGAATTTTGATAAACATAGACTTCTATATAATCTCCTACAGCAAGACTTCCTGTCCAAACACAAGATAATTGTGCTATTCTGTCTGCACTTGCTTTTTGTTCTCTAACATTTGCTTGACCTACTTCTGAACCATTTTTATGAAAAGTTATACTAGCTAATTCATTTGCGTCTATACCTGGTATTTGAAAGTGTCCTTGTAAATAATACTTTCCACCTTTTCCACTAGGCACTGTAAAACGGTAATTAGTAGAATTATCGTATGCAGAGTCAGTATCCCAATTTTCAGTATTACATTGAAGTTTTACCCAAGCGTTGTTTGAAATAGATTGACTACCAGATTGTTGTGCACCGAAACTAGGAGTATTCTGAGGGAACCCTGAACCGAGAGTCACGGACCCTGAACCGTCACTACTGAGCAAGGTATTATTGCCTGTGTCTTTAATGGTGTTGACTAAGATGTTGCTCATATTCCAAACGCCTCTTTAATCTCTTCGGTGGTTAAACCGAGTGCTTCTAGTTTTGATTTGGCTGATGCTTTGTTGTTTTCTGTGTCAATAACTTGTTGTTTTAATTTGGCAATTTTTGCGTTCACTTCTGCTTCCGTAGGTTTTGTAATACTACTATCGTGAACTATAATATTTTCATAGGACATTCTTTCAGAACCAGTCCAGTCTTTTTTCCATCCATACCATTGACCTTGATGCATTTGCATTAAAGCCATACTTAACCAATCCCTATCTTCCATTATGTATCTCCTATTCTTAGAAATGTTAATCCTGTAAGAGTTTGATCAGTATTTCCATTAAAACCCTCGTGACCTTGCCCTGCAACAAAAGAAAGTCTAACTTTATGCGTAGTAATATTTGTTACATCAAATAAAAACTCACAATATGTAGAGACGTCTGTGTTTAAACCACTGCCAAAATTATATGCACCATTAGTTCCTTGTGATGCACTATCATAAGTACTATTATTGGTAGTGGTTTTTATTATAAATCTAATTGCTTGTGAATTACCACTAGAAACATATCCTGAACCTTGTGCTCTTATTAACCAATAACCAGTACTAGGAAAAGTAAATGTGCCACTTGATTCTGTCATACCTGTGCCAATATAATTAAAACCATCCGTATCTACTCTTTCCCAATTTGAACTTATGGGGTCTTGGTTCGCAGTAGCACCCGCAGTCACTCGCCACTGGTCTGCTCCAGTAATACCTTGAATAATACCACTAAAGTTTACACCAGATTTAAAAGTTACATTGCTTGTATTCGTTCCACCAATCGTCAAGGTACTCGAAGCATTACTGCTTAACGTATCGAGTTGTTCTACTTCTAAAATACTGGTCATATGATCACCAAGGTTGAGGTAGCGGGAACTGTAATCGTGTTACCCGGTGCTACGGTTATTGTTCCTACCAGTGAGCAATTTCTATTGGCAGGTAAAGTTAAATCATTAAAGGTTTGTTGATTGTTTTGAAAGAATTGAGGAGCACACGCTGTGCCTTGCACCGTGCTTGGTGTAGGTCCAACGGATTCTAAGGTTTGTTGTAAGTAGACCACGTAACAAGTATCACTCGCAGAGATAGTTCCCCCTAAGTTTAATTGGAGTCCACTATTGGAAATTGTATAAGTGTTCGGATTCTGCCTCACCTCATTGACGAACAAAGCCAAATCTTCGGGTACGGTGACTTGACGATCTAAAGTATAAACAGAACCACCATCACCAGTAATCTGTTGACTGGTTAAACTTGCAAAATTATTGCGAGGAGCTGCACCAATATAAGCCATTAGCTAACATCATCCATTGAGGAAACATTGACATCGCAGTCTCCTGAGGATGATGAGCTTTGAGCTTTAATCTTCCCTGAGGCTGGTAAAACAACTTTTCCAGAGATGACCTCCAAAGATGAGTTTTGTGGAATAGCAGCATTCTTAACTAAGAATTGTTCATTGGTTCCTGTACCGTCAGGATCAATTTTAACGGAAACGTTGATGGAGGCACTCCCTGTATTAGAACACAATAACCCAATAATTACCTTTTTATTGGTTGTAGTAAAAATGGTTGTAAGGGTAGCGTCTGATAAGCTTGCCCCATTAAATAAGAAATTATTTGCCATATGTTTTATGCGACCTCTCTGTCATCAACTTCAGTCCATACATTTGTAGCAGAATCGTCGACTTCTGTCCATGTATTTGTATTGCTGTCATCGACAGGTGTCCAAGCGTTCGTGACTCCCGGGACCACAGGTGACCAAGCAATAACACCCACACCTCCTTGAACAACACTTAATTCGATACCTGTTAAAGTGACCACGGCACCCGCTTCGACAGTGACACTACCTTGAGCAGTGCTTAACGCTTCACCTGTAACAGGGACATCGGCTCCTGCTTGAGCTTCTACCGAACCTTGAACAATACTTAAAGGTATACCTGTTAAAGTAACGAGAGCGGAACCTGTAACCGTTTCATCGCCGATCGCTGTATTGAGGGATTCACCTGTAACAGATACATCAGCGTTGGCTGTCACAGTCACACTGTTTTGAGCTACGGATAACGCTTCTCCTGTGAGCGTAACATTAGCATCGCCTGTTACATTCTCATCACCGATTGATAAGGTTAAATCTTCACCTGTTACTGCTACAACAGCAGATCCTGAAACAACAGGAGTTCCTATAGCAGTGTCTAATTCATGCTCAGGACCAACAACAATAGTTGTATTGCCATCAGCAGAAATAGAATAAGTACCAATAGTAGTAGAAAGAGCTTCTCCTGTTAATACAACAGTGGCCGATCCTACGACTGTTTCATCGCCTATGGCAGTGGTTAATTGTTCACCTGTAACAAGAACATCAATGCCAATACCAATTTGAACACTACCTTGAGTAGTAGATAATGATTCGCCTGTTAAAGAAACAGTAGCATTACCTGTGACGGATTCATCCCCTATGGCAGTAGTTAAACTTTCCCCTGTGACTGCAACTAAAGCAGATCCTGTAACAGTCGCTGTTCCTAAAGTGGTAGTTAAACTTTCCCCTGTAACAAGAACAGTCGCTGCACCAGAAGCAACAACGCTGTTTTGAGTAGTGGTTAGACTTTGACCTGTAACGGATACAACAGCGTTTCCGATAACAGTTTCATTACCAATAGCTGTAGAAAGTTGTATACCTGTAACGGATACGGCAACGCTGACGGCGGCTTCACCTTGCCCTGCGTATGTATCGGCCGCAAAAGGAAATAAACTGTTTAACATAGCACCTTATCCTAGGGCTATGGATGCCACCATTGTTGCGTCATGCGGTTGTTCCGCTGGTTGTGTGCAGAACACATCCTTAGTCCCTGCACTAAAGTTTACAAGATTATTAGAGTTCGAGGAAGTAAGAACTGCATCTCTTTGAAATGTTGTGCTTCCAGTTAAAGTACCTACACCGACTTCATATTCGGTTCCACCTTGAAGGGATATACAATAGAAGGTTGAGTTGCTAGTGCCGATGGCTGCACTAAAAGCTTGAAAGCCGTCCTCAGCTCCTGCTAATGTAAAATCGCCTGTTCCAGTTGTTGTACTGGTCTCTTTAACTCTATCCGCTACAACAAATGCCACGAACTACTCCTTAGGATATTCTTAGGATTGCGTTTGAAGCGTCGGCTGTTGGGAATTGAATTGTAAAAGTTCCTGATGTTGAAGTTTTTACTGCACCAAAATCTAAAACCATTACTGCTGCATTTGTGTTTGTTGTTGCAGAAGTATTGGAGTTATAGATAACGGCTGCTTGTGCTGAAATTGTAGCACTGGTAAAACTTAAATCACTGAAATCAATAAATGCTGTTGCACCTGTACCCGCAGCACCAGCATTAGTTAAAGTACCACCACCTGCAGAGTAAGTTCCTGAAGCACTCACTTCGTTAGTTGCGGAATATGCAGTAGTAGTATTACTTAATGTTGCTGAAGCATCGTACAGAGCTAATTTAAAAGCGTCACCACCAGAAGCACGAAAATCGTGTTCACCTTCTAATAGTTCAACTTTAAAACTATCACAGACTGCTTGTGTAATTGCCATCTTTATTTACCTCCGGGATCTACTGATCTAAGAGGAATACGGAGGACCCCATCTGCGTATTCATCTCTGCGTTTTCTGCCCATTTGAGTTTGTGCTAAATTTTGCACTGCCTGAGCATACTTTTGTTCGTATAATTGCACATATGGAGGATTTTTCAAGTAGGAAAAAGCTTCTGCTGTTGTGCCATAAATTAAAACTTCGGGTGCGTTGGTAGACAACCAAGTAGTTGTGTTAGAACTAGATAAATGATCAGGTGTTTTGTTATACCATAATTCAATCTCATAAGCTAAATCGGGTGTAGGAGCGAATATCATCGTATTCTGATCCCAGTTTGCATAATATTTTGGCTTTCCTGTGTCGGAACGATCCACATTATACTCATCAATAAAGGTAGTATCCCTTTGTTCTAGCCATGTTCGATCCCCCGTAATTTGATCTTTTATCTGAACTCCTCGCTCAAATGCAAAATCATCAGGCATCGTGATAAAAGGACTACCAATGGTGAAACTAGAAAACTGAAACTTTCGAAAAGCATCGAGGTCAAGTTCTCTTTGAATTTTGTTTTCTACATTTACAATAAATACATCAATAATAGAATCTGATAATACTTCAGACCCTACTTCTGTGTAGTTTCTTACATTTGTTAATAGTTCAGAATAATTCATGAGATCACCACTGTTACTGTGCCTGCTGCTACAGACATTTTTGTATCTTTATTTTTAGTCAATGGTTGCATTCCTGTCGATAAAAAAGTGTTGATGCTTGTGCCGTCTGTTGGTGGGTACACTGTTGTATCGGCAACCTGACCTTTAGCCATTTGTAAAGCTTCACGGTCTGTTGATTGTTTTTTTGTTTGAATTAATTGTGGATGCTTGGGCTCGAATTCTGAAACATGGACAATGGAACCGTTCCATTCTTTCACCATTTCTTTATAGGGGAAAGCTGCTCCCGAGCGATCGGATATTCTTTGTGAATATTTACCTGTTGCGTATTTTGCCATTATGAACCTACAAAGTAATTTTGAGGTGTAAGGAATACACTATCTCTACCACCGTCAGTATCTGCGGCTCTTTTCCAAACATCTTCGTATTCAAATTTTAAATCTGCCATACGTTCAGGAGCTTTTTTCATTGCAATGTAATATGCAAGTCCTGCTACTAAACAAGGATAAAATCTAAAAGGTAAATCGGTCGTGTTTGTGTATGCTCCCGCATCTTGTATTCTAGTTAAGGCGTTGTAAACAATCGTATATGATTGATCCGCCGCCGGATAAAAGTACATGACTGGATTAATCTGACCGTCGAAAAAGAACTGAGTTGGTCTTCCTGTTGTTGATTTAACGGGAGTATTTAAGTATTCAGCTCTACTGATTTTATCCACGGTGTAATCAGTGGTTCCATCTCGAACAATAACATCCAAAACATCAACGATATCAGAAGCAAAATCAGCAGTGTTACTTTGATCATTTGTGGATATTGTGGCCGTTCTTTGTTTAATCGTCCAAACATTAATCCCACGGTTTGCCCATTCAGCAAACATGATATTAAGAACGCGTCTAGCAGAGTGTATGTCATATCCAGTACGAGTCTGAAGACCACATCTCTCATATGCTTCTTCTATAGCATCATCAATACTTAGATTAAAATCAGTTGTTCCCGAAGTTGCCATTATTTTTTCATTTTCTTAACAGAACCACCATACATGTAACCCTTGACCATTCCGCCCTTCATCATTTTAACGGGAGATTTGCCACCTGTTTTCATGTAGGTTTTTTTCTTACAATTTGCTGCCATCATAGACTCCTTTGTGCTTAAGGCACAATGTATCAAAACCTTCTAGAAAATTCTACTTTGTTTTTCTCTTTTTTGGTTTCTTTTTTCTTATCTTTTTAGAGGGTGGGTTGGCTATTTGCTTAGCCATTTGAGATCTACTAATTGTCATTTTTAGGCATATTTTCTTTTAGCCATGAAATATCTGTTTTTATAGCGGCCAAATCTTCCTTTATGCTTAATAACATTTCAGGAATGCCCATGGTATCTGCTTCTAGGCGAGTTACTCTGTTTTCTAAATTAGTCCACGCAATCACAACAATGGCAAATAAAATGATCCATCTAGTAGCTAGATTTCCCCAGTCTTTTATTTTATCTATCATTGTTTAGCGCTCATTCCGTTTAAAGGATTGTTTAATGCTTTATTTATACTTAAGTTTAATTCATTTTCAATGATTTTTAATTCATCAAATATCTCTCGCGTATCTTCTTTTTGTCTGTCTTCGATGTCATTTACTATTTCTGTAATGTGTCTGATATCATTATTCATGGACCTCAGATCAGTCTTCATGTCATTCTTTAAATCTTTTGCAACATCCGCCACTAGAGTAATTTCATCAAGAATAGAGTCTATTTCTGTTTTCAAAACCGCTATTTGTTCG